GTTGAGCCGGTTGAGCCGGTTGACCCAGTTGTTGAACCTGTTGTTGAACCAGAAGAACCTGTTAACGAAGGTGGTGGCACTGAAACTGGAGGAACCGCCCCTTCAAGTTGTCCTTCTCCAGACATGCCAATAAAAATAGGAGAAAGAGAAGGAGAAGTTAAACGTGCTGGTGACTTACAAGTAGGCGACTTAGTTTGGACTACTCACGAACATACAAATAAAGCAGGTTTTTACAAAGTAACTTATGTAGACATTAGAGAAGACAAACGACTTAAAGTTATTTTTAATGACGGTTTCTCTTTTGTTGGTTCTTATACACATAAGTTTAAAAAAGAAGATTCGTGGGTAGAAAGTAAAGATTTAAACGTAGGAGAAGAACTACAAGGTGTTAAAGTTGTTTCTGTAGAAGAAGCACCTTATGGAGAAATTGTTGTAATAACAGTTGAAGACGCTCATACTTACTTTGTAGGTTCTTTGCTTTCACACAATAAGACACCACCTGTAGTAAACCCTTCAACCAACGGTGGTGGCAACGGTGTAGACGGTACAGACGGTATCGATGGTGTAGATGGTACAGACGGTCTAGATGGTACAGACGGTCTAGATGGTACACACGGTCTAGATGGTACAGACGGTCTAGATGGTACTGACGGTCTAGATGGTACAGACGGTACTGATGGACTCGTAGGAGAAGACGGAGAAGATGGAGCAACAGGAGCAACAGGAGCAACAGGGGCAGCAGGGGCAGCAGGAAGAAACGCAACAAGTGGCGGATACATGGGAGGTATTAGTTACCAGCTACCACAGTTTGTAGGAGTACAGTACCAGCCTAAAGACTACACTGTTGAGCTAGACCGTATTATTAATGAAAGTTTGTTTAAAGGAATGATCTAATGACTTACAAAGATCTAGTCAACAATGTACTTAGGAGGCTGAGGGAAACAGAAGTTTCCTCTGTGCAAACTAACTCCTACAGTAAACTTATAGGTGACCTTGTTAATGACGCTAAAGACCTTGTGGAAAACTCGTGGGATTGGTCTGCACTTAGGACTACACTTACAATCACTACTACTTCTGGAGTCTTTAACTACTCCTTGACTGGCAGCCAGAACAACATCAAGGAACTAAACGTGTTAAATGACACGTCTAACCTTCCTATGATTTACCAGACTAACAACTGGTTTGACTCACAGTTTCTCCTAGGTAACCCTGTCTCTGGCGCACCTGTGTACTACACGTACAACGGTGTTGACACAGACGGTGACACGTTAATCGACATTTACCCTAAGCCTGACGCAGTTTACTCCTTACGTTTTAACTGTGCGTTACGTAACGGCGACTTAAGTGCTGACACGGACACTATTAAAATACCTGCGATGCCAGTAATGCACCTTGCTGTAGCCTTTGCTGCACGTGAGCGTGGTGAAACCGGGGGTACTTCTACTCAAGAATACTTTGCTATGGCTAACAAGTACTTGTCAGATGCTATTGCAATGGACGCTGCTAGACACCCTGAAGAAACTATCTTCTACACGCCTTAAGGTACTTATATGGCACAAGAACTCAAAAGTATTAATCTTGTAGCTCCGGGCTTCAAGGGCATTAACACTGAAGACTCACCGTTGTCTCAGGACCCTTCCTTTGCTGAGACTGCTGACAATGCAGTGATTGACAAAAGAGGGCGTATAGCAGCACGTAAGGGCCTTAACGTCACGACTACTAACAAGACGCAGTTAGGTAGTGACAACCTAAGTTCTATAAAAGAGTTCAGAGACGCTAACGGCAACACTAAGATCTTCTCTGTGGGCAACAACAAGATACTCAGTGGTACAACCACACTGGTTGACGAGACTCCGGGTAGCTACACGATCAACGCTGACGACTGGAAGATGGTCAACTTTAACGACAGCATCTACTTTTTTCAGCGTGGGTTTCAGCCTCTGATATACAACGTAACTACTTCAGGGACACCCGGAGGCGCTAATAGTAACGTAGTAACACTAAGCTCTGTCAATAGTGCAGCAGGTGTTGCTTCAACAATGTACGGCAACGAAGTCCTAGCAGCTTACGGCAGACTCTGGACTGCAGACTTTGCCACAGACAAGTCAACTGTTTATTGGTCTGATCTTTTGATAGGCCATGACTGGTCAGGTGGAACCTCTGGCTCCATCGACATAGCTAAAGTATGGCCTGATGGTTATGACGAAATTGTTGCATTAGCAGCACATAACAATCTTTTGATCATTTTTGGTAAAAGAAGTATCGTAGTTTACTCAGGTGCTGATTCTCCTGCTACTATGGCTTTGTCCGACACTATTTCAGGTGTTGGTTGCGTAGGTAGAGACACAGTGCAGTACACTGGTGTAGACGTTATTTTTCTTTCCCAGACTGGCCTAAAGAGCTTTGGCAGAACAATACAAGAAAAATCTATGCCAATAAGCAGTTTGTCCGGTACTATTACTACGGACATCATTCAGTTAATCAATGAAGCAAACGAAGTTTACAAGTCTGTGTATTACCCAGAAGCAAACTTCTACCTACTAACTTTTACAAACCAGAACATAAGCTTTTGTTTTGACATAAGAGGTGCTTTAGAAAACGGGTCATACAGAGTTACACGTTGGCCCGGCACTAGTTTCACTTGTTATGAACGCAAGGACAACGGAGACTTACTCATAGGAAGCGCACAGGGCATAGGGCAGTACACAGGTTTTCAGGACAATGGTAGTCCTTATAGCTTCAAGTACTTTAGTCCTGAATTGTCCTTTGGTGACCCTTCTAAACTTAAGTTCCTAAAGAAGATTAGACCTACGGTAGTAGGTGGTAGTGGTCTCGATATACTACTAAAGTGGGACTACGACTTTGGTTCTTCGTACAACACAAGTATTATAACTCTGAAGGACCAAGCAAAAGCAGAGTTTGGTATAGACGAGTACACCGTAGGTCAATACTCTGACGGTATCTTGACGTCTAAAGACGCTGTAAACACTAATGGCAGTGGAGGAACATTGAGCATAGGTATGGAAACAAGCATTAATGGCAACGAACTGTCAATACAAGAAATCAATGTACTTGCACTAGTAGGTAAAACAATATGAGTAATTATACTAAGGTAACAGACTTTGCTGCAAAGGATACTTTGTCTGCAGGAGACCCTAACAAGGTTGTTCAAGGAACTGAGTTTGAAACTGAGTTTGACAACATCGCTACTGCAGTAGCAACCAAAGCAGACACTGCTGGACCTACGTTCACAGGAACTGTAACAATACCTGCGCTGACCTTTACAGGCACGTTAGCTACAGGGACGATTAGCGGAGGAACCTACTAATGGATGAGGAAAACACAGGATTCAACTGGGAAAACTTATTTGGTGCCGGTATTACTGCCGGTGGTTTAGCACTGGGTGCAAAAGCCTACGAACAACTGGGTGAAACAGGCAGAAGAGGCTACGAAGAACTAGCTGGGTACACCACAGCTTCAGGCGAGTTTGTACCCGGTTTAGCTGACAAGCTTTCAGGTATGCTTGAGTTCCAGCCGTACACCGTGACTTCTGCTACTGGTGGTCAGTTTGGAATGACAAGAGACCCAGAAACGGGTCAAATGATTTACCAACTTGATACTTCTCCCGAAGAACAAGCCTTGCAGCAGCAGCAGTTACAACGTGCAGAAACACTGTTTGGACGTGCTGTAGCAGACCCTTCTATGCGAGAACAGGAAGTTCTTGGACGTATGGAAGAGTTAGCGTCTCCTGAGCGACAACGGCAGCGTCTTGCTTTAGAACAGCGTTTAGCAGCACAAGGACGCTTAGGTACACGCACAGGGATGTTTGGAGGTACTCCAGAAGCCTTAGCGTTAGAGCGTGGAATTGCAGAAGCTCAAAACAAAGCAGCACTGGACGCTATGCAGTTTACAGCACAAGAACAACAACGTCAGGCTCAAATGGGTTCAGGCATGTTAGCTGCTGGTTACGTACCACAGGCACAGTTGTTGTCTGCTGTACAGCCCGGAATGACTACTGCAGAACAAAGAAGACAGGCTATAGCGCAACAAGCTGGTTCTTATGGCGAAACCTATACTTCAGGCTTACAAGCGTTGCTTCAGTCAGGCTTAGGACAAGCTAATTTAGCCGGGACTCTGGGTACTTCTATTGCGGAGCAGGGTGTTAAAGGGTTACTTGGCGGCTTGTTTAGTTAATAAGGAGAATACATAATGGCTAAATTTGGAGAAAGTTTCTTAGCTCAGTTAGGTAGACCTGACATGCTGCAAGGTATGTTTGGCTTAGGTCAGGCTATTGGTGGTGCACAAGGTCAAATAAGAGACCAACGCAAAAAGCAAGCGTTTAACCAGTTGATGCAGCAGATACAGGGCGCACAAGGTTCTGGAGACTTCAACAGTATGAAAATCTTGTCGCAACAGCTGGCTACTATAGACCCAGAACAGGCGGCTAAAGTAATGCAAGCTGCTACTGCTGGAGAAGAAAAACAACGGAAAGCTCAAGAACAAATACAAGGTACTAGGGCTGGAGCACAAATGCTAATGTCTGAATTACAAGACTATGCTAGTAATCCTTCTCTCCCTGATTCGGCTAGAACAGAAGCTTCTAATTTATTAAAAGCAGCAGCTCAAGCAGGGGACAGGGCAGGGCTATTGGAGCCTCGTGTCCAACAACTAAGAACCCGTTTAAAGCAAACTGCTAAACCCGTGTCTCTTTCTGCGGGAGGAGCTTTAGTTTCTCCTACAGGTGAAGTGTTGTATGAACGTCCTTTTAAACCTACTGCTGCTGCAAAACCTAGTATTAACATTGAAGAAGCAGGGAAAAACCTGTATGTTTTTACAAATGGAGAACTAACGGACACTATTGAAATAGAAGAAGGAGAAGACGAAAGTCTTAAAGATAAGGAACGAAGAACTGCTCAAATAGCACAGGTTGTTCGTTCTAAAGCTGATATTATGGATTTAGCTGGTCCTGAGTTTATGGCTTCTGGCTTAACAGGCAAACTCAGCGCACAATTTTTAGCCGGGTCAGACGCTTACGATAGGCAAAGAGCTATTGAATCTCTCAAGTCTACATTAGGTTTAGAACAAATTGCTAATTTAAAACGATTGTCATCTACAGGGTCTACTGGTTTAGGACAAGTTTCTAATTTAGAACTTAACGCATTACAATCTGAAATTGCATCTTTAGATGTGGGCATGTCAGAAGAAGCTCAAATAAGATCCTTAACAAAAATATTTAACCATCTTGACAGCGTACAAAAAGCACTGTCTGGTGTAGGTTCTGAAGATATGGTAAACTGGAATAGTCCAGAGTATCGTTATGCTGGATACAGCAAAGACGAACAATCAGGCATAGTTTTTTACGCTCCCGAAGGTAAAGAAGGAACTGTGTATAAAATGGTTGATGGCAAGTTTGTAAAAGCAGATATTTAAAAGGATTATCATGTCTAACGATAAAGAAGCTTTTGAAAGAGCTATGGGGCTTTCTCCTGTTATTACGCAGGATAAACAAAAACCTGAAGACGATGCTTCTGCTTTTAACAGAGCAATGGAAGAAAGAGCAGTTGTTTTAGCAAATAACCCTATAGATGAAGGCCCTACAGCCCTTGACCGTATTTTTATGGAGCCGGGACAAAGGTTTGTAGAAAGAGGTCAAGCTATCGTAGGAAGAGTCCAAGAAAGTGTTCAAGATCTTTCTGTTCCTTCTTTAGAACCTATTAGAACAGAAGAACCGACTAGGGGAACAGACTTGCCTTCAGTTCTTTTACAAACACTAGGAAACCCAGTTTCTTTGGGTTTTGATGTAGCAGCCAACGCTATTACAGTAGGCGTAGAAAAAGGCTTTGCTCTTCTTCCTGAAGAAACTCAAAAAGACGCCCTTAGTTTTTTAAACTCTGCTATGCAGACAAAACCGGGACAGTTAGCACTGTCTGCTTTAGCAGAAGGTTCAGAAGCTTGGGATGAATACTCTCAGATGTACCCTAATGAAGCAGCAAACTTTGGTTCTTTTTTTGAAATCCAACTTGGTCTTCCTAAAGTTTTACTTCCTAACTACTCCCCTGATTTAAGACCCGCGAAAATAAGTACTATAGGAACTAGAAAAACTACTTCTCCTCTAAGGGGAATTGACAAAGATGTGTATAATATTGCTTATTCAAACAAAAAGAAAAGCATCGAACAAGCTAAATTAACTACAGACCCAAGAGGTCCTTTACGAACCCAAGAACAACTAGCAACTCCAGAACAATTAGAAGTTGTAGACGAGCTAAGAAAAGCAGGGGTTACTGGAAATAGAACTTTACAAGAAAATTTAAATAAAACAACAAACTATTTAGATAAACTAGACAGAGGTCTTTTTGCTATTGCTAGAAGAAGAAAGCAACCTATTTCTATGGACGTTTTTAACGAGATTCTTAAAGCAGAGTTTAAAAACGTAAGAGCTAACAACAGCAGTGTTTTTGCAGACAAAGCTGCGTCTAAAAAATTTAATAAGTTTTATGGGCAAATGCTGTCAGAAATTAAAGATAACGGAAATACTGCCGAAGGTTTTTTAAACGCTAGACGTTCTTTTGACGATAAAATGTCTAGACAAGGTGTTAAAGTAGGCAGTTCTGACTTAAACCCGGCCGTCTTATCTGCAAAAATTCTTAGAAACGCTGTAAATAAAACTTTGTTTGATCGTGTTCCTGAAGCGCAAGAAATTTTAAAGAAAGAATCTAAAATTTTAAGTGTTCAGGATAATATTGCCACAAAAGCAGCAGAAGAGTCTCAAAGAGCTGTGGGAAGATACATCCAAGAACTTGGCTTAGATAAACTAACGGGCGAAACAGCAACTAGCCGTGTTATAAATGCAGGTGCTGTTTTAGGACTTGGGGTAGGAGCTTCCCCTTATATTATTCTAAAAAGAATGATGAAAAAACCTTTGCCAGCAAAAGTTAGGTCAAAAGTGGGTTATGTGCTTAATGATGTTTTTAAAGAAATAGAAAAAGGATTGAAACGAACTCAAGACCCTGAAACTAAAAAATCACTTCTTTTACAAAAACCTGTTGTTTATGCAGCTTTTAAAGCAGCGGCAGAACAGATTATGGCAGAAGCAGAAGAAGAACAAGAGGTGAAAAATGAGCAATTGGTACGATAGGGGTATAGCAGGTTTACAGGGGGTTTATTCAGAAGCCGTAGAAGACTCTAGTGAGGCAATGAGGGCAGCTTCAACAGGAGAAATCACGTACTCTGAAAGCGCACTAAGGCAAGCAGGAAGTGCTGCTACTATTCCTAGTTACGTTTTAGATAGTGCTTTTTCTCTACTTCCGGGGTACGAATACTTACAAGAAAAAATAGGTGAGGGTATTCAGTACGCAGCACAAACAAAACCCGGACAAGAAGCTGTCTCTTACTTACAAGAAAACCCTAGACTGGCTAAAAATCTAGAAGCAGGTCTCAACGTAGCTGAGTTTATTCCGGGAGCAAAAGCACTATCTGGGGCTAAGTCAGCTAAGATGGCGGGAACAACCGTAGACCAACTTACTGGTCCAAAATCAGGAAAGGGGATGTTGTTAGCCCCTTTAGATAACTATATACCCGGTTTCTACGGAAGAAGTGAAGTTACCGGAACCACGCCTATAGGCAAAATGGAAGGAGCTTCTCCTCCTTTAAGCCCTCTTGAGAAACAAATTGAACGACAGGTTTTTGACCCTAAATCTGGATTAAACACCCTCACTAACTTTGGTCCTATTAACAAAGTAAAAAAACAAGCAGGAATAGATGATTCAAAACCGTTTGAAAGTACCCCCGCCACTAGATCTGCCGTAACACGAGGAAGCAGTTTAGTTTCCTTTGCGGGAAAAGGGGCTAAAAACATAGTAAAAGATTATTTTAGTCCTGAAGCTAGGGCTTTGTTTAGAGAACAAGGTTTGTCCAGAACAGGTAGAGACATTATAGCCGCGCATGTTGTTGGAAATAAACTAAAGAACACAAAAGAAGGTAAAGAAATTTTAAAAAAGTTGACCAGACTTAAACAAGAATACAAGGACTTGCCTAAAGAAAAAGGAAGACTCACTGCTAAACACGAAAAAATAAACGAAGAAATAGCAAAAGTAGCTAGTGAGTTGCCGTCAAGAGGAATTCCAAAGGCTGTTGCTGAGTCTATATATCAACTACATATAGGGGAGCAGGGAGGAAGGCAGGGAGGTTTAAACAAAGGATTGACTGAAATAGCTAAAGAATCTTTCCTAGAGCCTTATAATAAATATCAGACAGGGACTCTTTCTTCTTGGTTTTCTAAGAACAACAGAGCCAAGAGCGATAAGTACGATGTGACTTTATCTGAAGACGTTTCTTCTACTCTGGAACAAAACATAATAAACGCTCAAAAAGCGTCTTTTGGAAAAGCAGGTGTCCCTGCTCTGGTTGTGATGAAAGAGCCGTCAAAAAAAACATCAGGACAACATCAATACGACGTGACAAGCACCGCAGTAAAAAAAGGAAAGCCTGTTCCTCCCGCTGCTAAAATAGAAAGAGCCTTTAAAGCTTTAGGAAACAAAACGACAACACAAGATGCTTTAAAAGCAGAGCTTAAAAAACAAGGCTTAAATATAACAGGTGAGGGGAAAGATGGAAAGCTTTACTTCTCAGGGGGTTCAGTAGGTTCAGCCATTGTAGAAGGCGGTATAAACGTGTCTGGTTTTGTTAAGCCCGATGGGACCGCTGCGTTGATTATGTCAGATGTTCATGATTTTTTTGAGAACATTAAACCAGCAAAAGTAGTAGCAGACATGGAACTACCAAACTCCTTACTTGCTGTTTCTCCCCCTATTTTTAAAAACTTTTTAGACTCTACAGATTCTATATCTAACAAAGCAGTCAAAGATAAAGACTATAAAGCTGTGAACGTAGAAGAAGCTTTAGAAAACATCGCTTCTGCCCAGCCTAGTAAAAAAATAGTTGATTTAGAGCGTAAAAGACAGAAGGGAATGTTAACAGGGCTTGGTTCTGCAGCAGCACAACCTATAGCCACTGCCGCTGGAAACCAAGAAGAAGAGGGGCGCTAAGGCCCCCCGTTTCACTCTAGATTTCACAACTGTTGCCAACACAGGCCAACTGTTGTGACCCTTCGGTCATGTCTGACTCCTCCACGATGTCCCATTGTATAGTCTTAGGAAACTCCTTGACTAGACTCTGGTACGTCTCTGAGTCC